GTTCAATCCCTTTGATCTCTGGAAGGGTGCCAATTTCAAGTTGAAGATTCGTAAGGTGGATGGATATCCTAACTACGATAAATCTGAATTTGAATCATGCTCTGTATTGAGTGATTTTGATGATGGTGAACTTGAAAAGATTTGGAAGTCTGAACATTCATTGAATGATTTGCTTGCAGATAAGGAATTTAAGTCTTATGATGAATTGAAGAATCGTCTTGATCGTGTTCTTGGTCTGGCTGGAGAATCTCGTCCTAAGACGACCGTTGAACAGATTAAAGAGTCTGCACCTAAGTCTCGTCCTGTTGCGGAAGATGCACCATGGCAAGACAAAGCAACCATCTCTGAAGATGATGATGACCTAGATTCATACTTCTCCAAATTGGTTGAAGAAGATTAATAATCTCCTAACTAAAAACCCCGCTTCGGCGGGGTTTCTTTTTACCATCTAACTTTCATAGGATTGTTACTCATATAATTCGCAACCTGTAATGACCAATCTTTGTCTCTCACAGGAATAGATGAGTAGTCTACAATACCTTTTTCATTCTTAGATACATTATTTTTGACAGAGTTGACTGTCATAGATTGTACCGCTTTGTTCCAAGTTGATTCCATAACAGTAGTAGGATCAGAATTAGGGTCTTCTTTTACTTCTGTTTTTCTTTCTATGGTTGTTAAGGATTCAATCTTTAATCTTATCTTATCAATCGTGGATGGATCTTCAGCTTTATCCACAACCTTTTTCAGACCTTTCTGGAACATATCATAATATTTTTCTGCATCAGCCATGAAATCCAATGTTTCTATCTTTTCGGCCTTCTTGACGGCTTCTTCTTGTATAGGCTTTAATTTCTCAGCGACACCTTGTACTGTTGCTCCTCTTAAAGATGAATAGGTTTCTTTTGCTTTGGCTGATACTTGACTGGGTATCTTAGACGCAGACTCTTCAGCCTCCTCAACCTTTTCTTCTGCTTTTTGTTTGGCGTCTTCCAATTTTTTGAAAGTTTCTGAACTTGTAACAGTTTCACCAAACTTTGTTAATTTACCTTTAGCATAATTGGAAAGTTCTACACCCTTTTCTTTTAAGAAATTCTTTGCAGGTTCTTCAATTTGTTGTGCTATGTGTCTGGGTAACATTAAATCATAGAATTCAGCATGACCTGATATTTTTGATCCATCAGGACGTTTGATATAATCGGTAACATCAACTGACAATTTATCTTTTTCAGATTTCATTTGACCGACTTTATTCATATATGCGTCTTTGTCAAAAGTATAACCGGTACCGACCAATTTTTCTTCAATATGATTCATTTGTTGTTTTCTCAATTCAAGTATTTTTACTAATTGAGAATTAACTCGGTCTTGATATTCTTTATCACCTTCTTCGGGAGTTTTAGCCAAGACTTCATCCAACTTTTCAGGATGATCCATTACATCTTGTAAATAATCTTCACTTTGGAATCTTCTTTTAATATCTTGTTGTGCAACTGTCTTCTCTGGCATTTGGCCAACAATATCTTTTAAGGTGTCTTGGTACCCTTCTCCATATCTAAGTGTTTTAGCAAAACCAGAGAGACTTGTTACTGCGGCCTGTATTCCGAAAATTGCAGATAGACCTTTCATCCACCAAGGACCTAAAGCACCAACAACCATACCAGCAACTCCACCATTTTTACTAGCTTCTGCCATTATAAATCCCATTAAGGATTTTAATGAGTTACCTATGAGTGAAGGTAACTGTTCCGAAATAAAAGTAGAAATTCCATCAATAACACTAGATATTTGAGATGTTACCCAGTCCACAACTTCTTTGATAGTACCTTGTACACCTTCAGATAATGATGTTGACTTATCTGACAACGACTTAAATATTGGTGAATTCTTTACCATGTTAATAACAGGACTTATGAATTCCATAATACCTTCATAGATACTTTTTATAACATTGATTACAGAAACAATTTTATCACCATATGATACTAGACTTTTTAAAGTTTCTTTTGCAAATTCTTTGATTTCATCTCGAAATAGATAAACTAATCCAGTAATTGCGGTTGCAAGACCAACCCAGAAAGTACCTTTTAAAATAGATCCAACCTTTCCAAAGAAACCTTTCTTCTTTTTTAGTCCAAGGTCTTTTTCAACTTTTTCATACTTTCTTTCTCTTTCCTGTTGTTTTTCTTTTTTCAGACCTTTCTTAGAATCTATTTCTTTCTTCTCTTTCTCTGCATTTTTTGTCATGAAACTATAAATTTTCATAAGAACGTTTTTATAGTATTCACCCAAAGGTAAATCAGGATCAAGATCATATTCTTCATCTTTAATTGTAGATGCTGATTCTTTTATAGGCATTCTATTAACAAGTTCAGTTACAGCCAGAACTGTATTTTCTAAACTTTTCATATCTTTTTCAAGATCGGTCATGCGACCCAAAATTGCAGAAATTCTGGTGTCATCGGCCGATCCACCAGCTGTTTTTTCAGCTATGTCAAATTTTCTTCTTTCCGAATAAGAAGTTCCTAATATAGAATCAACTGCTGCTTGTGTTCTAGCTTCTTTTAATTTTTCTTGGTCAACAATCAAATCTTCAATCAACGTATTTTTTGTCGAACCTAAAATGGAAGAAATTATATCTTCAATACCAGAAACACGATCTTCTAAATCAACAACCCTTTTTCCTTGGTTCTGATCTTGTAACTGTTTAATAACTGCACTTAAATTCGGTTGTCTTTTTTTGGCCATTTTAATGATTACTCATCGTTAATGTAACTGAATGGATTTGAAAAAATAGATGGATCATCATTAGTAAAACTTCTATCAACAACAGAATATTTATTTTGTTGAACATTAGTTTGCACATTATTAGTGTGCAAAGATGGCATTTGTAAATTCGGGTCTTTTTTTTCTTTTCTTGGTATTTCTGTATTTTTATTCAGGTAAGGTGCAACCATTTCTTCAAGTTTTCCAGACTTCATCATATTATTGGTTTTGTCTACCAGATTACCAAGTAATACTTTCTGTTTCTCAAACATATCCATAGCCATGTCGAGAAAGTCCATACTTTCTTCTGATTTACCTTCATCAATATCAGTTGATTCTGGGAATTTACCACCTTGACTGTTTACACCACCTTCTCCTTTTTCAACTTCTATTCTGGAAGGTATATCATACTTTTCTTGAGGTGTTGTTTGATTGATGTGATCTCTCAATGCTGCCGCAATATCTTCTGGTGGAGTATAATCTGTCTTCCAGGTTCTTCTTTTGCCAATGTCAACGTGAATGAAAGTCTTGTATGCACCAATCCCACCAAATCCTAGTCTGCTGGCAGTACGAATGAATTTGACTCTATCAGATGTTCCCCATTGTGCCACATTGATATCCACAGCCATCCTGTGTGTGTGATATGAATCCTTTGCGGCACCATGTCCTGCTTTTCTCAGGGCTTCATTGTATGCAGGACTTCTATAACCTGAATTGATAATGAAATTACTCACACCAAGTTCTTCTCTTAGTTTCTGAACTTTCTTAGCAAGAACCTTTAAAATTCCAGTTTGATCGGGATGTAAGAATCTAAGATTTTTCAAGTCACTTTCAGTTGCAATATCATTATCATTTGCAGACTTAACTTCTGCGGTTGTTGAATTTACTCCAGTTTCACCTTTATCTGACGTTTTTGTATTTCTAGGTATTCTGTATGAATCAGGTTCACCAGACAATGCAGATTTAAGTATGTCTTGTTTTGGTGCAGGAGTTTCTAGTAAAGCTTTTTCTTCGGCTGGTTTAAACGATAATGATCTAGGTTCTTTAATTGATGTATCAGGTATTTCATTTTTTATTGCAGCCTGAGCTGGATCAATCTTAGTTTCCGGTGTTATTGGTGGTGCTTCTAGAGGTGTTTTATTTCCAGTAAGTCTTTCTTGATAGGCAGATTGATATTTACCGACCTTATTATACATGAATTGTTTTACTTCACCTACAGTTCTTGCTTGACCTGTTTTTTTATCATAGAATACATTTCTGTTTGCTTGTGCAGCCTCAGGCAATACATTTGCGGCAATATCAGAATCATCCGCACGATAAAATCTTCTAGCGCCGGCTGGACCAAAGAAATGTCCTGCATAAGTTTTAGTTAAATCTTTTGTGCCTAATTCTTTTTGTGTTTCTTTCATATACAAAGCACCAGCTAATGCATTAGCCTCTGGATCATATATGCTTTTTCCTCTTAATTCTGGATATTTTTCTTGTAAACCAGCCCATGTACCTTTTGTGATCTGAAACAATCCCTTTGCAGATGATGTTCCAGCGCCGGCATTTGATTTGAATCCACTTTCTTGTCTGGCAATTGCATACAAACTTGCTTTATCAACACCTGTTGCGGCCGCCGCTTTGTCTATAGCGGAAGCCACCTGTTCACTTGGCATTGTAAGACCACCAACATCGATTGGTTTTCCTGCGTCATATACAGTATCATCACCACCAAAGTCAGGTAGATATGGCTTGACTGTTTCTGAGAAACTTGTTGAGATATCATCAAGAGTAGAAATGATACCTTGAATGGCTTCAGTAATACCTAACTCATCGGATAAGTTCTTGATTGTTTTACCTAAACCTTCGATACCTAGAAGTTTTTCAATTTGTTCCCAATGATTGTAGACAAATCTACCCATAGAAAAGTATTTGAAGTATCTCCAGAGTTTACCCAAAAGACCTTCTTTTTCTTCTTCTGGTTCTTCTTTTTCTTCTTCTACTTTTTGCAACAATTGTATTTGTTGTTCGGTTTGGATATCATCTTCTTTTTCTTCTTCACTTTCTAGTTTTTTTCTATCAAAACTTTTATTGTAAGAATCACGAACAATAAATTCATAAAGTTTATTGAGAACATCAGATCCATCATTTTTATCTTTTTGAATTTTATCTTTTGATTTGTTATCTTCCATTGATCTAATGAAAGTTGTAGATATATTAAACCCTCCAAACCTTTTTTTTAGAGATTCAGCAATATCTTTCTTTTCTTCTTTTGTTAAAGAAGAATCCATTTCATTAACTGTTGGTAAGTATGCCATTATCGTCTAGAATTTTGTTCTCTTATTTTCTGGTTTTCTTGCTCAATATATTGTATCAACAAATTAACATAAATTTCTCTTTCCCAAGGCAACATCGACTCTAATTCATTTAAACTATATTTGTGATGTTGCATCAATGAAAAATTGGTCTTATAATGATTGACTAGGTTATCATGACGAAATACTATCCGAAAAAATTTTCGAGACCCTCCACGGTAATGGAATGATCGTAACCACATTTGTCACATTTCATTTGAATGTCTTTCTTTATTTTCGGAATATTATCAAAGAATTCTTGTATTTTTGCAAACTGATCTTTATTCAAAGATTCAATAAAGTCCATTAACTCTTTTGGTGTCGTTTCATTTGAGTAATAGTATTGTTGTCCATCGAAAATATAATCTACTGAATCAACAATAATTTTAAATGCCGCATCAACAGAATTGGTTGATGATGACAATTTTTCAACCAAAGAGAATTCTGGGTATCTCATTGCTATTGAGATTTCATCATTTAATTGAATAATGTTAGCATCTTTTTTATATTCATCAACACGAATATCATTTAAGTCAATGACAACTTTCATCTTGTTGCCACATTTCTTACCTTCGACTTCGTTGTTACAAATATAATTGTTCTCTACTATTTCACCTACTGATTTAGCTCTCAGTGTTAAGAAATAGAATTCAACATCAACTACAGGTAGTTTATCAATATCAATACCTTCTGTCAAAGTACAATTATGAAGTATTTGTTTGATATTTCTCTCAATTGTTTCTTTGTCATTAGCTTCTAAAGCCATTAACAAAACTTTTTGTTCACGAACCAAAAAAGGTCTAAATTTAATTTCCTTTTTAGATAATGGTAACTGTATGTAATATACTGGCGTATCAATTTTTGGCAAAGCCATTTTATATCTCCTTCAAATCAGTTTAAATTCCTAATAGTGATCCTATAGCTGAAGTTCCTAATTGTTTTGCAACAGAATCAATAGTTGCTTCTTGCCATTTGGTGTATGCAAATGTTACTGTTAGTTTGTGATAACCTTCATTAGACCAATCCAAATCCAATTGATTTACTACAATTGGGAATGCATCAACTAAAACTGCTCTATATGTGACTTCATTATTGTCATTATATTGAGTAATTCCTATATCAGAAGCATAATTTACTTTGTAGTTGAAATTATATGTAGATGATGGATTAATATATTCTTGCCATTGGTCAAAAAATAATTTCTCACTCATATCCCTAGATACAATAAATGTCATAGAAACATCATTGTAAATAGATTGATATGGGAATTTTTCTATCGGTGCAGACCCTATTTTTCTTTCTGTTGTACCTAGAGTTCTACCTGGCATTTCTGACATTTCACAACGAAATGTTAAATTTCTGGTTGTAGATAGATATAATGGCCACAGAGCAAACGGTATAGGTATGTTTATGTCATATCTACTAGGTCTAGCAAATCCTTTATTAAAATTAGCTAAAAACTCTCTTATATTAGCAGCCATTAAACTTTTCCCTTGATCGTATCTACTGATTCTTGCCAAACATCTTTAGCTTGAGCTTTCTTAAATTGATGTACAGGTAAAAATAATGCAACATCCCATTCTTCTGGTTGTACTGTCAATATTTTTGACCTGATATGTCCTGTCAAATATCTTTTAACACAAGGTTTGAATTCTTTAAATCTCTTTGTTATACAAAGTAGTTCATAAGTAATTCTCAGTCTTTTTATTTCATTATCTTCATTGAGAACAGCATATTCAAGTAACTTATCCATAAAGTTAATTCTATACTTTATAGGTAAATAATGTAAATTCAAACCAAGAAAACCATCATTGTATTTTTCCAATGGAATAACCAAAGGAAATTTATCATAATAAGGTAAGTCATTTTTACCTTTTGGATCATAATAAAAGAAATATAAACCACCTAAAACAAATTTTCTAGTATGTCTGGACTTTTCGTTAGATATACTTTTTGCTATAGGATATGGGTTTTTTATTTCAGAAACTTTCTTCGTCAACCATTGTATAGAATCACGGCTCATTGTTTGCAATTGAGCCGCTGATTTATTTTGTGTTAGTGTTGTTAATTTTGAAGCCATATATGTATTTAGGTGAGTAATAAGTCACTTTCTGTTAATGATTTGAAGGCATCTCCATCAGAAGAAACCATCACTATAAATTCCCATTTTCTATCTTTGCAGTATTCTATTGCAGACTTCCATTTTGCTTGGTTTACACCCCAAGTAACTACTTCATTAATATATTGTTTGGTAACTCTTTTCTTTTTTTCTGGTGGCCTAGATTGTTTTTCTGGTTTTACCTCAATCAATAGCGTTTTAATGCCTTTATTTGAGTTGACTTTAACTAGAAAATCTGGAAAATAACGGTGCCATCTACCATCAACTGGTGATTTATATGGTATCTTGATTTCTTCTGAAGACCAAGAAATTATATTTGGATCTTTATCGAAACGGTCCATTATCCTACATTCCCAAGATGACCTATAAATAATGTTTCTATGATCACCTACATACTTTTGGGGATTTCTTGGCGTAAACTTTCCTTTGTAAGACATAAATACTATATATATTTAATCCGGATTTAATTAAATGGCACAAATAGACGTATTTCCTTTATCTGTCAATGGTGTTATGCCACCAATGAATTTGATTTCAAATGCATTAGCTGGTAAAGGAATAACATCAAATTATCTTTATCCTCTCGATTTAGGTAGCAACTCAAATTATGGTCATGCTGTAATATTCAGCGCCGTAAAACCTCAATATACATCATCAATAAGTGGTGCATTATCAAATATAATGAATTTGATAAATCCCCAAACATTATTGAACTTAAACGGTCAGTTTAACCCACAAGGATCAATCTCCTTATATATGCCGGATACTTTAGCTGTTAATTATTCACATAATTATGGTGAAGTAAGTATTACTGAAGCTATAGGTCCCGCTTCATACTTTGGTGCTTTATTGGCTGATGTTGGAAGTAAAGGAAAAGGTACTGATGTTGATAAAGGTAACATAGCACAATTAATAGCTAAACAAGGTATAGGACAACAAGGTGCAGCTGCCGGTTTTGCTGGAATAGCTGGTGCTCTTGGTGGTAATTTTGGTGAAGCCTTGTCGGTAGCACAAAATGTAATGGGACAAGTTGCTAACCCACATTTACAAATGTTATATAAAGGTATAGCACTAAGAGAATTTCAATTTGAATTTAGATTTACACCATCTTCTTCACAAGAAGCAGCTGAAGTTGATAAAATAATAAATCAATTCACATATTGGTCTTTACCTTCTGTTACTGCTGGATCCGGTGTAAGTCATCAATACTTAGAACCGCCAGAAATGTTTGATATATCTTTTGTATTCATGGGTGGAACAGGAGTTGCATCAGCGGTATCAAATTTCTTTAGAAACATAGGCACAAATATATTTGGATCACAATTGACCTCACTTTTAAGTCCAGGACAAAGTAACATATCAAACGGAAATAAAGCAAAAATATTTCAAATATATCATAGATGTGTTTTAATGAGTATGAGTGTGGATTATGCTCCTAACGGTTGGGCATCATTCAACGATGGTTATCCAGTTGAAACAAGATTAATATTACAATTCAAAGAAACTGATATTGTCACAAAACAAGACATGAAGGGTGGAGTTGGTTCTCTTGGTGTATTTGGTAATGCAACTCAACAAGAATTACAAAATGTAGAAGCTATGAATCCTGACACCTACAATACTATTGGTGAATTACCTTTAGGTCCAACACTTTCTGATGTTGGTGGTACAACTTATACCAACCTAGCTAATATGCCAGGATTCCCATAATGAAATATTTTAAGAATTTACCAATAATAACACATCTTGATCCTTCAGGTAATCAAATAACAGTAAATAATCTGTTGACCCGAGGTTATTTCCTTCCTTCATTATTGAATAATATATTATTATTTTATCAATATGATCTAAGAGATGGTGATAGACCAGAGGAAATATCTTACAAATATTATAATGACATTTATTCTTATTGGATTGTTTTGTATTCCAATGGTATTATAGATCCACAAACACAATGGCCATTAACAGATCAACAATTTGAAATATACCTAAATGACAAATATAGTTCAGACGCCAATACTGCTGGAATGACTGTATTACAGTATGTGCAAGAAACAACTAAAGCATATCAACAAATAATTACAACATACGATTCAGAGAATCTACAAAAAAATGTTATAACTATCGAAATTGATGAAGATACATACAATTCATTGAACCCTATAACTCAAGTTTTTACTCTGAACGGGGTAGAAATAACAAAAAGTGTTGATAGAAATATACAAACATTATATGACTATGAAGTTTTAACCAGACAATCTAAAAGAAAAATCAATATTTTAAACAGCAAATATTATAATAGCGTTATCTCTCAATTCCAGTCATTGATGGGACAATAATATGAATTTTTTACAGGGTTTATCTGATGTAAGTAATTTCTTATCTCAAGGAATAAACAACATCGGAATAGGAAATTTTGGTGGTGGTATTAATGATGGTACCATATCAAGTTCTGAGCCTGCTGTTCCAGATTTGTCCTCACCTTTTGATTTTAACTTAAAAAGTGTTATCTTATCCGATTCTTCAGGATCATCTAGTTTAGATTTAACTGCATATCTAGTTGAGTTGAATTATTATGAGGATATTTTTGGAGACTGTATTTCTGGAAAGGTAGTTCTTTCAGATTCGGTGGGTGTTATATTCCAGAGTAGAATGAATGGTACTGAAAAATTAACAATATCATTTACATCAGGTACAAATACTGGTAAACCTGATTTAATACAACATAGTTTTAGAGTATACTCAATTTCAGGTAGACATTTTGATATAGGTGGAAACTTTGAAAACTATACCATAAATTTCTGTTCAGAAGAAATGTTGTTATCCGAAAAATACAGAATATCAAAATCATATAAACAAAAAACTATATCTGATATGATTAATGATATATTGCAAAACTATCTACACACTAATAAAAAATTAAACATAGATAGTACAACAGGAATA